AACAGAAGAAAGCAGGAAAGAACGGATGAAGCGAGAGGGCGGCACGCAAGTGACATGGCGGTCAGGCTGTAGGATAACAGACAGAGCGTGTGCAGAATAAACATGATCCGTCAAAGTAGTTGAAGAAAGCAGGAACATCAGGGCAAGAAAGCACAGTGTACCGCACTATTTGAAGAAAGCGGATAGGTTGAGCCAAACAACACTTTACCCCTAAAACAAGAAGATGTTAAGCGGAAGAATCAATCGCGCGAGATGACACAGCACTTTTGTTTCTTACACAAAAAAGGACAAGAAGGGAGCAGAAAACATGAACATGATCGCGACAGTAGCAACAAAGGAAAAAGCGTGGCAGCTTGCAGACAAACTTTTCCCAACAGATTACAGCAGAAACGAACCTGACAGCCTTCGCGCTGGCTATCCAATATTTAACACAACATCAACAGACAGCAAATACAAAGGCTTCCACATATCAGACCTGAACGCAGCACTTGAATTGAATATGGGAGCAGAAACAATCAGGATCAATATTTCAGAATATGAAACAAAGCCAGCACTTGAAAAAGCGGACAAAACAGTGGATCGAGAAGCAGAGATCAAGGACAACTTCGACAAGCTGCTTCAGTATGTGAGCGACAAAAGAAAGTCAGCAGAACTTCACGAAAGACAGAAATACAACTATTACTGTGACAGACAGGCTGGTTGCTGGAACTGGACGAAGGAACAGGATGAAGCATATCAGAAGGAATGGGACGACATCATCGTTCAGATGCACGCATTGAAAGACCTTGAAAACGCGATGAACCTTGCAAGAACCAAAGGGATCATATAAACATCACAGAACGAAGGGAGGAAACAACATGGCAGCAGTTACGAACGAAAAGAAAAACCTGAACAGCCAGACCGAAGATGTCAGCGAATTTATTATGCTGCTGAAGCAGATGTCTGACAGCGACAGAATGGTCATCAAAGGGATGATGATGTGGGCGGCAGGAGAAAACAGACCAGTGAAAACAGCCTAAAAGGGCATAGGATGTCCCCGACAGAAATGTCGGGGAGTAAATGAAAGGAAAGTACAACATGAACACAAAAGGAAAGATTGATTTTACAAAGACAGACAACATTCAGTTTATTGAAGAAGTAGCCAGCGAGATCAGCAAGGAAGACAAGAACTGGCAGTGGGAAGCAAGAGAGATAAAACAGCATAGCTTGTTGCTGTGGTGGGAATATCTGGAAGACGAAAAACAGGAAGGCTTCAGGATTGAATATGACGAAGCTGAAGAAGTATTCAGCGTATATGACGAATGGGACAACGACATCACATATGAACTGGAAGACACACTTGACCTGAAAAGTACGATGCGAAGTGTGTTCTGGTATGCATCAAGCAGATATTAAGAAGGGCGGTGCAGCAGTATGACAAAACAGAATTTATTCACAGAAGAAGAACTGGCAAAGGTTACGGATGAAGCAGAAAGAAAGCACCTGATCGAGTGCGCGCAGGATCAGTCAAAGATTGATATGAAGTACATGGAGATTATGAGCAAATATGACTTGTGGGAAAAAGGGAAGCGCAGCAGATGCTTCCACGCAACAACACATGAAAATGCAAAAAAGATCATGCAGGACGGAGTGATCCGAAAAGGAATGGACGGCGGCGTGTATATCTGCAAACAGCCACTTGAAGCAGCGCGATTTGTTGCGATCCGCGGACATGAAACAGGAACGATCTTTGAAGTCGAACTGGAAGAAAGGAAGATTGTGGAAGCACACGATCACAACGAAGCCTTCTTCGGTTGCAAAGCGTATATGTACATGGATGACATACCGACAGCAAAGATTGTGAAAATGTCAAGATATTCAACGAAGGAAGATTGACTGTAAAGCCGAAACAGGGCGCAAGCCCTGTCGATGAAGGACGGCAACCTTCATCCTGACGATGGCAAGCTGAAAGCCAGTCGGATGAATACTGTGAAAACATAGCGGCGTGTGTGTACTGCCAGAATTACACATGGATGGTCAACAGGTTTTAGGGATGTTTTTAATGAGAAAACAAACGACACAGCATAATACATGACCAGAAGGGGGAATGCTGAAAAAATTATTTTGGACTTTGCGAAAGCAGTATGTGAAGGAGAATGAACGATGATTGACGAAAAGAAAATCGAATTGATGAAGAAGCTGCAAAGACTTGCGGAACGTGGAGTGGGCGGAGAAAAAGAAGGCGCACAGAAGAAATTGCAGCAGCTTATGAAAAAATACAACATTGAAGAAAGCGATCTGTCAGATGACAAGCTGGAAGACCATGAATGGAAATATCACAACGACTTTGAATTGCGCTTGCTGAAACAGACAATATACAAAGTGCTAGGAAAAGACGGATTGAATCAGATGTATCACTACAGATCAGGAAAAGGAAAGAAAACCATTCAGGGCGTACAGTGTACAAAAGCACAGGCAATTCAGATCGGGATTGAATATGAATTTTACTGTGAAACATGGAAAGAAGAACACGACTTCTTCTTCAAGTGCTTCGTACAGAAACACAAGATTTTCCCAACCAAAGAAGAAATGACAATAAGACCACAAGACGATGTTGAAATGTCTGACGAAGATGCGATGCGGATGCAGATGGCTATGTCAGCAATGAAAGACAAGAGCATGACACAGAGAATTGAGGGATAGAAAGATGGTAGTAGGATTTGAAGAACATGGCTTCATGGTAGCTGCGAAACACATGCCAGACACATGCACAGACTGTCCATTCTGGCTGACTGATTTGGAAATGCAAGAAGACGGCATGTGCTTCCTGACAGGCGAAGTGATCCCAACACCTGAAAGAACATGTGACACAAAGGTCATGGGAAAATGCCCGATCTTACCACTGAATAGATTGAAAAAGAAGAAAACAGGAAAGGAGAAAAAGCAATGGCGAACATAGATGTCATGTACAGCAGTAAGACAGATCAGTGGGCGACACCTGACGACTTCTTCAAAGAACTTGATCAGGAATTTCATTTCAACCTTGATCCTTGCGCTGACGAACAGAATCACAAGTGTGAAAAGTATTTCACGAAAGAAGACAATGGTCTTTCAAAGGACTGGGGGGGGTATCGCGTGTTTTGCAATCCTCCGTATGGTAGAGCGATTACAGACTGGGTTGAAAAAGCGTACAGAGAAGGAACAAAAGACAACACGATTGTTGTTATGTTGATACCAGCGAGAACAGACACAAGATATTTTCACGACTTCATTCAGCACCGATCAGAAATCAGATTTGTGAAGGGGCGTTTGAAGTTCGGAAACAGCAAACAGGCAGCCCCATTCCCTTCAATGGTAGTTATATTCAGGGGTGCTGGAATGTAGGAGGAAAAAGCATGAGCAGACCGACAAAGACATGTTATGACTGCAAGAACGCTTGCTGGGATTCTGTACCATACGGAAGCACAACAGCAACAATGTTCGGAGGTTGCGACAAAGAAGATGAAATGACAGAGGAAGAAGCGGAGAGATTCGGAGAAACAGAAGACTGTCCATTCTGGGAAAACAGATACAAGGAGGAAAACGCATGAACACACCAGATGCAAGAAGAATATTTGAAGCAATAGCAATGATCCTGTCGAACAGGAATGATGGTATCAGGGTGCAGCTGTCGGAGATTAAGACAAAGGCAGCGAAAGCATCTTGAAGGGCAAAAAAGAAAGCCTTCGGACTAGCTTGGCGGCTTCCGAAGGCGATCCAGATTGTGACTTTTTAAGGTCTGCACATCTATAAAAAATTATACAGCAGACTTCCGAAAAAGTCAATAAATCAGGGACTTTCAAAAGGCTTCGCGTCCTTGTAATAGATAGTAACAAATCAAAGAAATATATAAATATCTATAACAGGAGCAAAGAAGGACATGAAGAGAAGGAAGAAGGCTGTGTATATAGATTATGACTATGAAGCAGCATACCAGAAGATGTTGACTGACTTGGAAGAAGACAACATGTGCAGGATGCTGAATGAAGGCAGAGTCAGATCAATATATGCCACTAAGGAGATAAAGGCAGCAGAGCAGATGGATGTTGAAATATATCCAGAGTTCAGAAGAGGACAGAGAGAACAGATACCAGACGAAGCGAAGCTGAAAAAGCAAAGGCAGGCACAAAGAAACCTGAATGAAAAGAACAGCAGGAAGGAATGTGAAAGGACGATCAATGCGAACTTCACGGACGATGACATCTGGGGAACACTGACATATACAGACGACAACATGCCGAACAGCATGAAGGAAGCGCAGCACGATATGACGCTGTACATAGGACGCTTGAACTATGAGCGAAGGAAGAAGGGGCTTGCAAAGCTGCGCTATGTGTATGTGACAGAGTGTTCAGACAAAGGACGCTGGCATCATCATTTTGTATGTGACGGCGACATGGGACTGGAAGCGGTTGAAGAAAAGTGGAAGAAGGGGCGCAGAAATCAGGTGCGCAGACTTCAGAAGGACGAAAACGGACTGTCAGGAATGGCGAACTACATCACAAAGCAGAAGCACCCTGACAAGAAGGGGAAAGAGCCAAAGCCAGTCGGGAAGTATCAGAAAGCATGGAAAGCCAGCAAAGGACTGAAGAAGCCAGAAGTACATAAAAACCACTATAAGTTCAAGCAAAAGGACATTGACGAAGTTGTGACAGGACGATGCGATCTTGAAGACAAGCTGAAGAAATGGTATGCAGCAGACGGCTACAAGCTGACATCGTATGAGGTCAGATATAACAACATGAATGGCAGATTCTACATATACGCAAGAATGTACAGACAGCCAGAGAAAGGAGAAAAGATTGACAAAGCAACAAGTAAGGTTAAGCAGAAAACAGCGAAGAAGAAGGCAAAGAAGAAGACAGCTGCACGATGCAGTACATAACTTCATCAGGACAGCAAAGAACTTTCTTCAGCGCAAACAGAAGACGGCAGCAGCAATCCTGATCACATTTATCACAATATATGTGTCGGTAATGCTGGGATTTGCGATCGGCGACATGATCAGCGCAAAAGGAAAGACGGCAACAGAACAGGAAAGCGAAGCAGAAGAACAAACAGAAAGTGACTTGGATGCAGACGAAGAATATCCATTCAATACAATGTCACAGGATTGGAGCGGCGAAGACATGGAAGGATTCTGCTATCACGAAATATCAGACGAATGCAAGGCAGCAGGCGGCAAGTTTCCAGTAATGGCGCAGATATACACATACATCGTGTGTCAGAACTATGGTGTTGACTATGAAATGGTGTTCGCGCTGATCGAACAGGAAAGCGAATGCAACTGGAACGCTTCAGGCGATGGCGGCACATCATGGGGGTATATGCAGATAGCGCAGAAATGGCACAAAGAAAGAATGCAACGCCTGAACTGCACCGATCTGACAAATCCATATCAGAATGTGACAGTCGGCATTGATTACCTGAAGGAGATTCAGGACAGTTTGCAGGAAGTACCAGAAGATGTGCGTCCATATTACGTTCTTGCAGTCTACAACTACGGAACAAAGGGAGCAAAGGAAAACTTGTGGAATCATGGTGTGTATAAATACAGCTACAACACAGCGATCATGGAAAGAGCAGCGCAGCTGAAGGCAGAGAAAGAAAGACAGGAAACGAAGGAGGAATAAAAGTGGACAACGAAAAACGATTGCGTCTGGAACAGGCAGTCACAGCAGCAGAAATCTACGCAGTGAAAGTGATTGAAGAAGAACTGAACCGAAAAGGAATCGCACCGAACAGCATTGAAAGAAAAATCATCATCACGCGCACAGCGGATGTGCTGGCGGCACACAGGGAAGAAGTCAGGGACATGTATAAAAAGTCAAGACAACTTCTTGCAGGCTGGATCGTGAAAATGTCAGGTATTGAAGACCTGACGGCATTCAGGAAAATGAAGCGGCTGGGCTTCACTGGCGACATTATGCACGATATGAAAATCATGGAGGAAATGCGATGAACATGAAGTATGCTTTGCGTTCGGAAGATACCGAACAGATCAATGTCATCAGCTGGGCTTCATGGCAGATGCAGAAATATCCTGAACTGAAATGGCTGCATCATATCCCGAACGGCGGCAGCAGGAACAGAGCCGAAGCAGTAAAGCTGAAGCAGATGGGCGTGAAGTCAGGCGTGTCGGACTTATGTCTTCCGTACCCAAAAGGAATATATTGCGGACTGTACATCGAAATGAAGTATGACAAGGGCAGACACCAGCCGTCACAGAAAGAGTTCTTGACCGATATGGCGGCAGCAGGACACTATGTCGCGACATGTTACACGGCAAGGGACGCGGTTGAAGTTCTTGAAAAATACTTGAATTTGAAGTGTTTACAGACACACATTCATGTGTCAGATTCAGACACCGCAGTCACGGAAACAGCAGAACGCATGAAAGAGCCGAACAACAGCGTATGGAAAGACGGCGAAGTGAAACCGCTGAAGGTGTAGGACATGAACGGATATGCGGCAGCAGTCAGACAGTTTTATGACATATACAGACCGATTGCAAGAAGGTACGGACTGCGGATGTCAAGCCACACTTCAATATACGATGATGGCTGGATAAAAATATACAAGGGCGAAGGAGCAGACAGACAACAGATCATCAAGGTTGAAGAAGCGAACGACACAGACCTATACGACAGGGCAAGGGAAGCAGTGATCAGCTGGGAGAACAGCAAGAAGGAAAGAAATGCAAGACGATAGGAAAGCACATCAAATCACATTGCAGGAACTTGGGATCATACCGAAAGAGCCAGAGCAAAAAGAGGAAGTCAGAAAACAATATGCTTTTCCTTGCGCTGGTTGCGTATGTAGCCACTGCGCAAACAATGTGGAAACATCGGACAGATGCACAGGGGAAATGAAAGAACCTTGCTTCACATGCGACTGCTGCAAGTATTATGACGGAACAGGAACAGACAGGCGGCTTCAAGATTGTGACAAATACATTGTGACGGACGAACACGCGAGAAGGTTAAGAAGACACATGAAAATAATAAACAGGAGGAAAGCACATCAATGAAAATAATAGCAGTAATGAATCAAAAAGGCGGCATCGGAAAGACAATGACCGCAGCAGCTATCGCCTACATAATGGGCGAAGAAAAAGGAAAGAAAGTGCTGATCTGTGACGCGGATCAGCAGGGCAACATATCACTTCTTTACGACAGATTTGATCCTGAAGGACAGGGAATGTCAGAATTGCTTGAAAATCATCAGGCAGCAGGCGGCGCATATTCGACAACAGACCTGATCCAAACAACACCATATGGAAACATTGACATCATACCAGCGAACGGATATTTGATGCGAACAAACATGACACTACTTCAGGAAGAAGGAGAAGACCAGATTCTGCGATTTGCAGCAGCAATGAATGAAGTCAGAACTATATATGATTATTGCATTGTTGATTGCGGTCTGATCATGGACATGACAGTCACAAACGTGATGATTGCAGCAGACTTTGTGATTGTGCCTGTCAAGATTGGCGGCTTCGAGATTGAAGCAGCTGCAAACATGGACAGTCAGCTGACATCGTTCAGAAGAATAAACCCTGACATTCGCATGAAAGTATTGATGACGATGCGCCAGAAGAACCAGACGACACTTCAGGTTGAAGAATGGCTGAAAACACAGTCAGGACACGATTGCTTCGCAACAGCGATCAGGCGATCAATAATCGCAGAGAAGTCAACAGTCGCACAAGTGCCGCTTCCAAAGTTTTCAAAAAACTGCATCGTGACGCAGGACTATCGTGCAGCAACATACGAATTGATGAAAGAGGTGTGAACATGGGAGTGTATGAGATAATCACAGGAATCACAAAAAACGAAGAAAATCTGAAAGTCGAAATCAGGCAGACGGAAGGAACGCTGGAAAGAAATCTTGTGTACATCAAAAACACAAAAACAAACAGGGCGTATTCCTTTACATTAGCGGACGGCGATGAATATGGCGCAGACGCAATGACACGAAATGCAGTTGCAAAGTTACATTCTGACATGTATGGCTGCAACGAAAAGACGCTTGACAGAATCGAACACGCGCTGGGAATAAAACTTGAAACATGGCAGTCAGAATATATCCTGTCACAAGGCATCACATATCCACATGAAGGAAGAAGGACAGGGAAGACGCTTGCATATCAAATCAAGACACTTTTGACTGCGCACGATGACATAACGATCTACGGCAACGAAGAACAATACTACGTTGACGAAATACATGGCAGCGTATACGAAAAAAATTATGTCACAGACCTTGCAAGGCTGTCAGAATACCTTCGCAAAGCTGGCATCGGAGTTCCGAAAGTGACATTGAAACTGGATGTAAAGAGAAGAAGGGAGGATGGAATGCGATGGAATTAAAAGGGCAAGTCACAATCAGCATTGAAGACTTTGAAAAGCTGAAGGCAGCAGCAGACATGAAGGAGTATGCAGAAAACCAGCTGCAAGCATTCAGGGACAGAATGTCACAATTTTATGAGATTGAAGACACAGAGTTCTGGAAACAGGTCGAAGAGATTGACAGCAAACCAATGACAGACAGACAGATCGCTATGGCACTATCGAAGGCAAGGGAAACATTGAAGATTGTTGTCGATACAAAAGCACTGAAAAAGACGATCAGGTCAATGATAAATAAAAAAGCCTATCCAGATAATGACGCACACATTGACCTAAGCAACACGACAGACAAAGAACTGAAAGCAATAGAAATATGCTTCAGAGAACAGGAGGACTGACAATGGCGTGGAATGTAATGGAACAGCTGAACGCAAACGCAAAGAAGGCAGCAGTCGGGGACAACACACCGAAGGCACACTTCAGGACACAGGATGTCAGCATCAATAAAATGTACAGCAATGATAAAAACTTCTATTCGGTTGAGGACATCGAACCGCTGGCACAAAAGATTCTACTTGTTGGATTGATGGAAAATCTTGAAGTCGTCCACGATCCTTGCGACAGGGGCGAATATAGAATCATAGCAGGGGAAAGACGATGGCGTGCGCTGAAGATACTTGTTGAAAAAGGCTATACAGAATTTGAAAAGGCAACGTGTCAGATTCAGACACCAGCGTCAGAGGAAGAAGAAACACTTCGCCTGATCATCGCGAATGATTACAGAAACAAGACAGTGTCAGACCTTCTGGAAGAAGAAGACAAGCTGAAGAAAATATTGCAACGCATGAAGGAAAACGGACAAAAGATCATGGGAATCGACCTGAACAGCGGTCGCATTCGCGATGTCGTTGCATATTTCTTGAAAATAGCACCGACAAAGGTTGCGCAGATCGAGAGCATCAACAAGCGTCTGATCCCTGAGTTTTCAAAAGAACTGAAAGAAGGTCGCCTGACTTTTTCTGCTGCCTATATGATCAGCGGAATGAATGAAGAAACACAAGCAGAAATGCTGGAACGCTATCAGGAAAACGGCTTGACCTACAAGGAAGTGAAAGAGATCAAGCAGCAGCAGGAGGAAAAGGCAGCAGCGGAACAGATTGAAGGTCAAATGGACATTGACCAGTTCACAGAAACAGAAGAAGAGATCGAAGAACCTGAAGACGATGCAGAGGACACAGAGGACGAAGACGAATGGGAAGACGCACACCCTGAAAGCATCACATCGCTGTGTTATAGCTGCAAGAGATATTCAGACTGCAATGTGAAGACAGGAACATGTCAAAGCTGTGATCAGTACATCAACAAGGCAGAAGCCGAAAAGACCGAAGAAGAAAGATACAGCGAAGAACAGGACGCGATTGACAGAGAAACAGCAAAGAAACTTCGCGAGAAGGCAGACGAAGAAAAGATGCAGCAGCTTCCTTCGCAACAGGAAAAGAAAGTGCATGATGTGAAACTGGGGGCAACATTCTTTGATGATGTCAAAACAGGGCGAAAGACATTTGAATTGCGAAAGAATGACCGCGGATATAAAGAAGGCGACACAATCGTGTTGCATGAATACAAGGACGGAACAACGACAGGCAGAACAATCACAAAGAAAATTGTGTACATGCTGGAAGATTTCACAGGGCTTGAAGACGGCTATTGCATTTTAGGACTGGGAGAAGTCGAAGAAACGCTTCAGGAAGCAGCAACAGGCGCAGGACAGGACGCAGACAACAGAACACTACAATATGGAGCATAGGAGGAAAAGCAGATGCAGGACAGCAAAGAAGTGAGAGAAATGGCGAAAACATTCAGAGAAGCAGCAGACGTTCTGGATGAAATGGCAGACTTCGCAGAAAACCGCAAGGAAATGACAAAAGAGGAAAAGGAAAGCAAGGAAGAAGAACTTCTGGGAAGATTTGCAGCGAAAATGATTAAGATTCAGCGATTCAGCTAATTGCAGGAAGGGGAAGCAGTATGAATGAAATAATCTGTAACAAATGCAACGCAACATTCACACCCGACATGATAGAGATTCAGAAAAAAGTGATCACGCAGGATGAACATGGGGACGATGTGATCGAACAGTATTATGAATGCCCGATCTGCGGCGCACATTACACGATCACGATTATGGACAGAGTGCAGCGCATAGCAGTCCAGAAGCGCAGACAGTACCAGACAGCAATCCAGAACGCAATCAGGGCAAGAAAGCCAGCAAGGGCGCAGACATACAAGAACAAAGAAAAAGAACTTGCAGACGACATTCAGGCGCGTGCAAAGATGCTAAAAGAACAGTACGCAGAATATACGGAGGAATAAAAAGATGTATGAACATTTCACAAAGACACAGCAGCAGTTCGATGTCAGACGCGGCGATGTGTATTATATCAACAACAACAGAGGACAGAGAGGAAACGAGATCAGGAAGGACAGACCAGCCGTCATTGTGTCGGCTGACTTCCTGAACAAACACAGCGGCGATGTGGTCGTTGTGTTCCTGACATCACAGCCGAAGAAAGACATGTCAACACATGTGACGATCAGAACGACTGGAAGGGTATCTGAAGCACTATGCGAGCAACCGACAACAGTCAGTGTTGAAAGATTGAATAACAGGATCGGAAGCGTGACCGACAGAGAAATGCAGCAGATCGACATTGCACTTCAAATTGCATTGAAACTGGATGCAGGAGCAGACGCGAAGGAATATGTCGAAAATCAATCGGGGGGGGCATCGCGTGAGCAGATGATCAGGCTTGAAGCAGAGCGCGACACCTACAAGAAACTTTATGAAGACATGATATGTCGAAGATAACAGGAGGAAAGAAACATGCGAAGTATATGGATTGAAGAAGCAATCAGCAATCTGGGTGGAATTATCGTGATTATATTGCAGTTGGGATTCATAGCAGTCCTGACAGCACTGATCATCTTGATTATTACAGAGATAATCAAGGCAGCAGTCAAAGGAAACAAAGAACAAAAAGGAGCAAAGAAGAATGAATAAGGTCATATTGATGGGAAGGCTGACAAGGGATGCACAGACACGATATACAGAAGGCGCAGAGCCTATGGCAATATCGCGCTTCACACTTGCGGTTGACAGGAGAGTCCAGAGAGATCAGGAAGGACAGTCAGCTGACTTCATTTCCTGTGTGGCATTCGGAAAGACAGGACAGTTCATGGAGAAGTACGGACAGCAGGGAACAAAGTTTGTGATTGAAGGACGCATTCAGACTGGCAGCTATACAAACAAAGAAGGTCGCAAGATTTACACAACGGAAGTTGTTGTTGAATCGGTCGAGTTTGCGGAAAGTAAAGCGGCGGCAGGCGACAACCAATCAAAACCACAGCCAGCACCAGACAGCGGCGATGGTTTTATGAACATACCAGACGGCGTTGACGATTTGCCTTTTACATAAAGGCGCAGGAAGGAGTGAAAGACATGAAGCTGAAGGAATATGCAACAAAGATAAAAAACAGGCTTGTGGGACAGCGTGCGAAGCCACAGGAGGAAGAAAAAGACGATCTGTCAGAGAAAATTGCAGAACGCACACAGGAATTGATTGCGGAAGACAGACAGGAAGCTGTCAGGGCAGCAGTCGTGGAAGAACCCGAACCAGAAGAAACGACAGAACAGCCGAAAGCAGAAAGAAACATCAGTGCAGATGTGATGAAACTGGCAGCAGTCACAAGAGGACTGAAGATTGATCCTGAATGGACAAAAGAAGAAACGATCAAAGCTGTATCGGAATACAGCGGACTTCCTGAAGAAGAAGTCGAAGTGCTGCTTGAATCGACAGCAAAGTGGGCGCAGGAAACAGGAAGAAAAATGGTAAAGAGTATCACGGAAGCGTTTGAAAAGTTGAAGCCAGCGTTTGAACAGGTAGGGAAAGCAATCACAGAAGCATTCAGGAAGACAAAATGGACAGGATTGCAGTTGCGAAAAGAGCTGATCAGCAATAACAGACGCAAAATGAAAGGAATGCCGATGATCAGGGCGAAGGCGATTGAAAAAGCCAGAAGGAATGAAAGGCGAAAGCCTAAAAAGTAGAAAGAAGGTGTGCAATGTGCAAAATAGCGATGAAACGCAGCAGGACATGACGGAAGCAATCAGGATCGCGGTGCGGAAGGCGTTTGCTGAAGTCAAAATTGAAGAAAAGAGAGCAGAGAAGAAAAAAACACTGTATAACACACGAAGATTGATGGAATCATACATAGATTTGAAAAAATACATCAATAATGCAATTACGGAGGAAGAAGAAGTCACAGAAGCAGCATACAGCGTCCTGAAGGGCGAAAATGCAAAGCTGAAATCTGTCAAGGAAGCGAAAATGGTCACAGCGATGATGATTATTAACATTGACAGGGCATTGACCGAACTGGAAACCGAAAGCAGGAAAGAAGGCACATTGTACAAGTATGAAGCGTTCAGAATGCACTATATTGACGGACTGACCTTTGAAGAAATTGCGGATCAGCTTGATTGCGGAAAAAACAGCCCTTCAAACTGGTGCAAGGCGATTTTGAAGAAAATGTCTGTCAAATTATTCGGAATTAACGGAATTTGAAAAAAGGCGATCTGAAAAAGGCTTTTTTCGAGGGAAACGACAACGAAAGCATGGGAAAAGCGTGGGAAAAGTGAGGGTTTTTATAGGGGACATCCTAAAGTAAAATAGTATCGTGAAATGTTGTACAGAAAGACCGAAACAGCACAGAAGTGTTGAATCGGTCTTTTTTATTGCATTTCTGCCCTCTTATTTGCGGAATGTGGGTGCTTATATAAGGGCATCCACAGGAAGCATAAAAACAAGGCTTTATATAGGGGCATACCTGACAGGGGGTGCATATATAGGGCGTATATAAGGGGCATATATAAGCGGCTGCATATAGAGCCTATACAGACGGCTATATGAAGCATATGCAGCAGTAGGAAGGTGGTGCAAGGGTTTGTTATTTCACAAGTGCAGATGTGGGGCTTTAATACCGCAGAATATAGCTGAATGTGAAGCCTGTGCAGCGAAGGCAGCAGGGCAGCAGTCAAGACACATGGAATACAACAAACACCGAAGAAACAAGAAGACAGCAGCCTTCTATGTATCAAGTGAGTGGAGGAAGACAAGAGCCGAAACAATCAGGCGGTTTGATGGCGTTGATATATATGCCTTCTATGTGCTGCATGTAATACAGACAGCTGACATGGTGCATCATATCACACCTATTGAAGACGACTGGAACAGACGACTTGATGCAACCAATCTGATCCCATTGAGCAATCACAGCCATGGAATCATTGAAGCCTTGTACAGCAAGGATGAACAGACAAAAAAAGCGACACAAAAGATGTTGTATGACCTGATAGAACGCCACTGGAAGGCGACAGGGGGAGTATGAAAAAGTATCGGGTTAAGTTTATTTAGTCGCGCTTCCCCTTTTCCGTGGAGAAAACTCCCCACGGAAAATCCAGATCAGGGCATCCGAAAAAGGGTGCGTGTCAGATTCTGACACACCGCAAGGAAACCAGCAAAGAAGGGAGGTCGCAGAAGAATGGCAGGACAACGACAGCCGATCGCGCTGGTACAAGCAAAAGGCAAAAAACACCTGACAAAAGCAGAAATTGAAGAACGTCAGCGAACAGAAGTGAAAGCGGCTGCGGATAAAGTGACAGCACCGCAATACTTATCGCCGACACAGAAAAGAACCTTCAAGAAAATCGTGAAGGAACTTCGTGCGATTGACCTCATATCGAACCTTGATGTTGATGCACTTGCAAGACTGGTCATCGCACAAGAAAAATACATCGCAGTCACGCAAGAACTGAACAGACAACCGATCATGGTGGAAATTGAGATCGCAACAAAGCAGCTGGACGAATACGGACAGCCAGTGAAGATCAGAAAAGAAGTCGTGAACGGAGAAGTGGAAAGACTTGCGCTACTTCAAGACAGATACTTCAAGCAGTGTCGTCAGGGGGCTGCGGACTTCGGACTGACAGTGTCAAGCCGCTGTCGCCTTGTAGTGCCAAAAGCAGACAAGGAAACACCGAAAGAAAACAAGTTCGCGAAATTCGCATAAGGCGAACGCATGACAACAGATAGAACTACACAATACGCGCTGGATGTCCTTGCGGACAAGATTGTTGCTGGCGATCTGGTCAAAGCAGCATGTCAAAGACATATAGACGACATGAAAGCGGCTGAAGCTGCGCCATATCGCTATTACTTTGATGTTGAAGAAGCAGAAAGGATCATTGACTTCGCTGAAACACTGACTATTGCGGAAGGCGAAGAAGAACAGCCAGTGACGGCATATCCATTCCAGTGCTTCATTCTGGGAAGCCTGAACGGATGGAGAACTAAAGACGGACATCACAGACGATTCAGAACCAGTTATATACAGCTGGGACGACAGAACGGCAAGTCATTCCTGAATGGTATTTTGGCGGCTTATTACGGCAATTTTGACAAGTACAAATATGGTCAGGTTTACTGTACAGCCACAAAGAAAGATCAGGCAATGATTGTCTTCAACGAAATTGTGAAGTTCATAAATTCCGACAGCGATTTGTCAGAGTGCTTCAAGATTCACGAACACAATTCAACAATCGACTGCAAGATCACACACAGCAAGATCAAGGCACTGTCAGGCGACACGAAGTCGATTGATGGATTCAGACCATATCTGGGAATAGTGGACGAATATCACGCGCACAAAGATGATCAGATGTACAAGCTGCTTGAAGGCGGCATCAAGAAAATGAAGTCGGCACTGATCAGCGTGATCACGACAGCAGGATTTGACCTGAAATCGCCGTGTTTTGCGTTGTATGAATACTGTGTGAAAGTCCTGAAGGGTGTTGCAAGCAATGATTCACAGTTCATTTACATCGCGCAGATGAATGAATCTGACGATATGTGGACACCTGAAAACTGGATCAAGGCAAACCCGATTCTGGAATATGACAGGGACGCATTGCAGAACATGATCCCGATTGCTGCAACGGCGAAGGAAATGGGAGGATCAACACTGCGCGACTTCATCGTCAAGCAGCTTAACATGTGGATTCAGTGGACGAATGATGTCTATATCAAGGACATGGATGTCTGGACAAGGGCAGCAGTCAAGAAGACACTGGCTGACTTCAGAGGTCAGAAGGCTTATGTCGGACTTGACTTGTCATCAGGCGGCGACTTGACATCAATCGCAATCGTGATCCCATTCATGCAAGGCGAAGACAAATGCTACTTCGTACACGCACACAGCTTCATCCCGAAGCGAAGGGTTGAAGAACACATCAAGACTGACCGCGTACCTTATGATCTATGGATCAGACAAGGACTGGTCGAAGTGACTGAAACAATGGGCGGTGTGAAAACTGACTACAAGTACATTATTGCGTACCTGAAGAAGATCGTGAAGCTGTATGAATTGGATGTGCAGTGGATTTGTTACGATCCGCACAATGCTTCCGCATTCCTGACAGATTTGGAAGCACTTGGATTTGACAGCATTGCTGTCAAACAGTCAGCGCGAGAATTGAACGATCCGACAGTGGACTTCCGACTGGAACTGGAAGCAGGACATGTCGAACATGACGGAAACGAAGCAATGAAGTGGTCTATTGCAAACGCGAAGACGACATCGAACAGCTTCGGAGAAATCAAGATTGACAAGGAATACACGACAGAACGAATTGACATCGTGGATGCAATTATTGACGCATGGATGATGGCAATGAAGGGCGAAATCAAGCCAGATGTCAACAGATACCTTGATATTTGGTTTGCAGGCACAGAGAAATTGCGACAGAAGGGAGGTGCGCAAGGTTGAACATGTGGAAAACACTGAACAAAGGAATTATGAAAGCATTCGGAATGAATATTGAAACAGATACAGCAACGCTGAATGATGAATCCTTTCTGGAATGGGTTGGAATTAAGCGCGACAGTGAAAGCAAGAAGCCGACATCAGACGTGACATACTTCACTTGTTTGAAAATGATGTCAGAAACAGTCGCAAAAATGCCGTGGAAACTTTACCAGAAGACAAACAAGGGCATCAGCGAGCCGATAGACAACGACATTGCAAGGCTTATGAAGCAACGTCCGAACCCTTTTATGACACCGACAACCTTCTGGAACGCCGTGGAAATGAACAGAAACCATTATGGGAACGCCTATGTCTATGTACGCAGGAAGTTCAAGCGCAAGAAATACGGCGGCGAATACAAAGCACTGGACATGTGGATCATGCCGTCAGACAGGGTGCAGATCATTATTGACGACAAAGGCATTTTCGCAGGCAAGGGAAAAATCTGGTATATGTACAGCGATGAATATTCGGGCGAACAGTACATATTCAGGACAGAAGATGTCTTGCACTTCAAGACTTCGCATTGCCTGAACGGAATAGTCGGGCTTCCAGTGCAATACATCCTGAAGCAGACAGTCGAAGGCGTGATTGAATCACAACGCTTCCTGAACAACCTATATAAAAACGGATTGACAGCAAAAGCGGTGCTGGAATACACAGGCGAACTGAACGAAGATGCAGCCACAAAGCTGCGACAGACTTTTGAACGCTTCGGAGCAGGAAGCCAGAACACAGGCAAGATTCTTCCTGTGCCGCTGGGGATGAAGCTGACACCACTGGACATTAAGCTGACAGATTCACAGTTTGTTGAGTTGAAAAAGTATTCAGCACTTCAGATCGCAGCAGCGTTCGGAATTAAACCGAACCAGATCAACGATTATGAAAAATCATCATACAGCAATTCAGAAATGCAGCAGCTGTCATTCTATGTGGACACGATGCTTTTTGTACTGAAGCAGTACGAAGAAGAAGTGAACTACAAGCTATTATCGGATGACGAAGTGGAAGAAGGGCTGTACTTCAAAATGAATGAAAAAGTGCTGCTTCGTACCGACAGCAAGACACAAATGGAGATTCTGAAGGAAGGAATCAACAACGGCATTGAAACAGTAAACGAAGCCAGAAGAAAACTTGATTTGATGGACATGGAAGGCGGCGATGTACTGATTGTCAATGGAACTTATGTGCCACTGACGAAAGTCGGGGCGGCGTATGACAAAGCTGAAGAACAGGACACTGAAGAAGACAGCGATCCTGACAATCCTATAAATGAGCCAAACACAGAAGGCGGCGAAAATACGGATCAGGATGAACAGGAGCAGGAAACAGCCGAAACGAATGAACCTGACACCGATCAGGAAGGAGGGGAAGACGATGGCGAAGAAAATGAACTTCACAAGAAGAAATCGAGCGAAAAGAACGATTGAAAATGTCGGCTTCATGCAGATAAAAGACGCGGCAGCAGGCGGCGTTGAACTGTACATCTACGGCGACATTGTATCTTCGGCGTGGGACAAGTGGACATCAGAAGACACCTGTCCACAGGACATCACAGACTTTCTGAACGGCATTGACAACAATGCAGAACTGACAGTGTACTTCAACAGCTGTGGCGGCGATGTATTCGCAGGAATTGGCATATACAACATTTTGAAACGCCACAAAGGACATATCACAGGCATTGTGGACGGAATTGCAGCGTCAATCGCATCCGTGATCCTTATGGCGTGTGATGACATTGTTGTGTCAACAGGCGCACAGATTATGATTCACAAGCCGCTGACAATGGCGTGGGGCAACGCAGACGACTTCGCGGCGGTTATAAGCCAGCTTGACAGCTGTCAGCAGATGATCACAGACATCTACATGACAAAAGCAAAGGAAGGCGTGACAGCAGACCAGCTTGAAGAACTGATCAATGCAGAAACATGGATGTCAGAAAGCGAAGCATCAGAGTGTCGCACTTCAGACTATTTCAACATCAAAGTGGATGAATCAGCGGAAGCAGTCGCAGCATGTGTCGGCTACATGATAGACAGATTCAAACATGCGCCAGCAGGAATGAAGACTGAAACAGCTGAAGACATCGAAGCAAGACAGCAGCAGGCAGACGAAACAGAAGAAATTCTGGGCGATCTGTACATGTATGGAATTTAAGAAAACGGAGGAAAAACAATGAGCAAAGAAGCAAGAGCGTTACTGAAGAAAATCAATGACAAGAAGAACGCGATCAAAGCCCTTGTGAATGAGGGAAAGACAAAGGAAGCAAAGGAAGCGAAAGCAGAACTTGTGGACATGCAGGATCGTTTCAACATCCTTATGGACTTAGAGGATGACGAGGACGAGGACATCAAAGACCAGATTGACAAGGACGAAGCAACAAAGGCTGAAGGTAAGGACAAAGCACCTTCAAAGAAAGACATCGCGCGTGCGTTTGTCAATCGTATTGTCTGTGGAATGCGCAAGACAAAACTGAATGAAAAGGATCAGAAGATCATGGACGCAATGTCAGAGAAGTCAGACGAAGACGGCGGCTTCACTGTACCGCAGGATATTCAGACAGACATCCATGAGTTGAGAAGAACAGACGATGACCTTGAACAGTATGTCAATGTTGAGCCTGTCAGCACATTGTCAGGAAGCAGAGTGTTTGAAGTCGATGCAGATTCGACACCATGGGACGATGTTGACGAAGGCGAGGAGTTCGGAGAGGAAGAAACGCCGAAGTTAAAACAGATCAAGTACAAGATCAAGAAAAAGGGCGGCATCTTAAAAGTTACAAGGGAACTTTTGCAGGACACAGCAGAAAATATTCTGGGCTTCCTGAATAAGTGGATCGCGAAGAAGTCAAGAGCCACAAGAAACGCTGCAATTTTGAAGAAACTTGCAGAAATCACAACAGGAAAAGAAGTGGCAATCAGCGGATATGACGACTTGAAGGATGTCTTCAATGTGACACTTGATCCAGCGATTGCATCTTCTTCAATCGTTCTGACAAACCAGTCAGGCTTCAACTACCTTGACAAGATCAAGGACGAGCGTGGCGACTACATTTTACAGCATGATGTGACAGACAAGTCAAAGATGCTTCTTTTCGGTGTATATCCGATCAAGAAAGTCAGCAACAAAGTGTTGAAGAATGTGGAAGTTAAGTCAGACGGAAGCAACGTGTCAGCGTACAAATACCCGATCTACATGGGCGATTTGAAGGAAGCAATCACTTTATTTGACCGAGAGAAGATCAGTATCGAACTTTCAACCGAAGCTGGCGACTTATGGGCGAAAGACCGGACAGGAATCAAGGTGCGTGACAGATTCGATGTGCAGGCATTTGATGAAGAAGCAGTCATCAAGGGAGAAATCACAGTTCCTGTTGCTGGTTAATGGCAGCAGGCTTCAGGAGAGGAGGAAAAGACATGGAACTGGAAGAACTGAAAGCATATTGTCGTATCGACTATGACGATGACGATGAAGTGATCAAACTGATTTATGCAGCAGTGCTGGAAGAAATGACAGACCTGATCAAAGACTTCAATCCTGAAGCACTCACGAACCGCCAGAAGTTATTGATCTGCATGTATGTCAAAGAAGCCTACGACAACAGGGACAGAACAGCACCAACAGACGACAAAGTCAGATTCGCGGTGCAGTCGATGATGCTGAAAGAAAGGTTGAAGTGATATGTCAAGCGCAAGGATCAAAATATACAAATATCAGTATGGGAAAGTTGATGGAAGGCGAGTGGAAGCAGAACCAATCTTGTATCACGAATGCTGGTGCGAGATCGGCAGCCTTTACGGAAAAGAACTGTACAAGGCAATAGAAATCAGACTGGAAGACACAATCGTGTTTGACAAGATCAGGTATTGCAAAAAGGTCAAAGAGATAGCAGCACACCTGAAGGACTACTTCGTGGAGTACGAAGACGAAAAATACAATATTTTCGCAAGGGACTTCAGACAGAATGACAAGCAATATGTACAGCTGAAGGCGAACCGCGTCACATAGATGTGTCAGATTCTGACACGGAAAGGAAGCAGCATGAAAGTGACTTTTGAATTTGAAGGACTGAAAGAACTTCAAAACAGATTGGAAACGCTTGCGAGCGATTCAGAAATCAGAAAGACAAACAAGCAGATATTCCAGCGTTCTGTTGATTATACCGAACCACGAATGAAGGCGGTTATGGCAAGGTCGGCAGACAATTCAAAGTCAGGAAAGAAGGGATACAGACCTTCTGGACACGCTGCGGATAATATCCCCACGAAAGCGACAACAAAAGGCGGCGAAGTCGGCTGGACGCTTCTGGGCGATGCTGAAAATTGGTTTTACATGAAATTTGTAGAGTGGGGGACAACGAAACAGCCCCCACAAGACTTCCTTTACAACACAATGGAAGAATGCCGCGGACAGTGGGACACGATAGCGGATCAGGAATATCAGAAGTTATTGAATGAAAAGCTGGGAGGATGACACATGGACATTGTGAAGAAGACACTGGATGCGCTTGCAGTGCTGGAAGCAGAAGGAATCACAGTGCAGCAGGGCTGGTATGACGCAGACATCAAGGGACTGCATGTGACTGTGTGGAATCTGGGGGACTACGGCGGCGAACATTCGGACGATGACGAAGAAGTCGAGATTGCAGCAGTGCAAGTGTGCATCTGGTCAAGCACAGATCAAATCAGGCTAAAAAAGAGAATCAAGCGACTTATGAAAAAGGCAGGATTCGCATTCATGGGCGCAAATGACAATCTTGAAACAGATACAAAAATATTTATGAATGCCGCAAGGTTCATGGCGGCAGAAGAAGCAGAACAGGAGGACGAAGAAGAATGAGTGAAGCAGGAAAGCAGATCATCAGATCGAGAACAAAGTCATTTCGCGACATCTATGTCGCACCAGTAACACAGAACGATGCGACAGCATATGCAGCAGGCACACCAGTCAAACTTGCGCGTGCTATTTCGGGAAAAGTGTCTGACAAGTTCAGCGTTGAAAAGATTTACAGCGATGACGGAGTGGAGGACACAGTTGAAACCTACGAAGGAACAGATGTGGAGTTTGAAGTCAATTCCCTTGCACCGCAGGACAAAGCAATGTTATTCGGTCACTTATACGAAAAAGGCTGGCTTGTAAAAAACAAGGACGACAAAGCACCTGAAGTCGCTGTCGGATATAGAGCAAAGAAGCTGAATGGCAAATATGAATTTGTATGGCTTTATGTCGGAACATTCGGACAGGGATATGATGACAACTATCAGACACAGGAAGACAAGGTCACAACACAGACAGCAACGTTGAAGGGTAGCTTCTACGAACGTGCATGTGACGGAAACTTTGAAACGCAGGTTGACGAAAGCAACCTTCTGGCAGAACACACGGACGCAGCAGCAGCGATCAAAAACTGGTTCGGAAAGGTACAAGAGCCAACAGAAGCAGCGTAAAAGAACAATAGGAGGGCGAACACATGAAACATGAAGTAATTATCAACAACAAAAAGTATGAAATGCCGAAGATGGATGTTGACACATACATGGAATACCTTGAGATCAGGGACGACATCATGGGAACTGAAAAGAAGAACGGACTGTATACAGCCGCGCAGTTCCGAAAGATGATGGACTGCATCTGCATGGTATACGGCAACCAGTTCACTGTTGACGAGTTGAAGGACAAGGACACAGGACTGGGCGTGGCTGCAATTATCATGGAATTTGCGTCAATAGAAACATCATTAGGCGATGAGGTCAACGCAAAGGTCGAGAAGTTACAAGAAAATTTTTCAAATGGCAAATAATACCCGAACTGACACTGATCTGCAATGAAAAAGAATACATATGCGCATCAGTGTCGGTTGAAAAGTACAGAGCATACACAGAACTAATGGAAAAGAATGGCGGCGATGATGTTGCATCGGCTTTTCAGTTCAATGCGGCAATTATGAAAATGGTCTTCGGAATATCCGAAAGGGAAGTGCTGAAGGCAGATGTCGCAGAACAGCTGGCAGCAGCAAAGATGATTCATTTTGTGATGCAGGACATCATCACGCAGAAGTTTCTTGAATTAAACCCGAACAGACCAGAAGAAGTCGAACAGGAAAAGTCAGCATTCGATGAATATGACGAAGAAAACGGCTACAACGAAGCCGAAAACCAGCTGGACGATGAAAACATCTGGAAAGTGTGCCGCGACAATGTGGACAGGGTTGTCAAACTGTGTATAAAAGGGCTAAACGATTCACTTTCAAATGTTATGAAGTCGGATATTATGAGCCTTTTGGATCATGTGGCGTTCGAGATCAAGACCATCAACGAAAAGTGATGAAAGGAACGTGCATACATGGCGCAGGCATCAATCAAGATCGGTGCTTCAATGTCAGAATATCAGTCGGCTATGAAAGCGGCGGTCGCAAGCATGAAAGAACTGTCGTCACAGTACAGTCTTGCTGCTGCGAATGCCAAACTGTACGGCACGAAATCTGACGCGTTAAAGGCGAAGATCAGCGAACTTACACAGAAAATGGATGTCCAGAAGACAAAAGTCGCGGATTGTAAAACACATTATGAAACGCTGACAACACGACTGGACAACAACAAGAAAAAAAGCGAAGAACTGAAGACAAAAGTCGCAGAACTGTCAAAAGCATATGAAGAAAGCAAGGAAGCGACTGGCGAAAATTCAGAGGAAACAAAGAAATTAAAAACAGAGCTGGACAAAGCAGAAAAGCAGCTGGCAACAACAGAAGCGCAAACAACGAAGTATGAAGCAGCAGTGAAGAAACAGGGCGCAGCAGTCACACAGGCTGAAGCTGACCTTGCGAACATGGAAGTGCAGCTTCGTGATGTCAATGCGGAACTTGCACGCCAGAAGTTCGATGAATATGCGGAAAAGGCTGGAAAAGTCGGACAGGCAGTGCAGACAGCAGGACAGCACATGATGAAGGTCACAACCGCGATCGGCGGCGTGGCAGCGGCATCAGTAACAGTTGCAGCAAACTTTGAACAGCAAATGTCAAAAGTGCAGGCAATCAGCGGAGCAACAGCGGAAGAAACTGACAAGCTGACAGAATCAGCAAGGCAGTGGGGGCGTGATACAAAGTATTCAGCAACCGAAGCAGGCGAAGCGTTTGAATATATGGCACTTGCTGGCTGGAAGACAGATGACATGCTGGAAGGCATCGGCGGCATCCTGAATCTTGCAGCAGCATCGGCGATGGACTTGGGAACAGCTTCAGACATCGTCACAGACTACTTGACAGCGTTCGGACTATCGGCGAAGGACGCTGGAAAATTCGCAGATGAAATGGCTTACGCAATGAGCCATTCAAACACAACAACCGAAGCACTTGGCGAAGCATACAAGAACTGCGCTGCGACAGCGGCTTCAATGGGCTATTCGGTAGAAGAAACAACAGCAGTATTGATGACAATGGCGAACGCTGGTGTGAAGGGCGGAGAAGCAGGAACAGCCCTGAACGCTATTATGACCAGACTTGCGACAGACACAAAAGGATGCGCAACGGAATTGTCGAAGTACGGTGTTGAAGTGTACGATGCGCAGGGCAACATGAACAGCTTGTCAAGTATTCTGACAGGCGTGCGCGGAGTATGGAACAACCTGACAGACGAACAGCAAGCGAACCTTGCAAAGACAATCGCAGGAACGAATCAGTTCAGTGCATTGCAGACGATCATGTCAGGACTGTCAGACGAAGCGATTGCATCGGGAATGTCCTTCAGCGATTATTCTGAAGCACTTCAGAACTGCGATGGAACAGCTTCAGACATGGCGGCAACAATGCAAGACAACCTTCTGGGAAGACTGACACAGTTGAAGTCAAAGCTGGAAGATGTCGGAATAACTATCGGCAACTCACTTATGCCATTCATGGAAAAGGCAGTGGCAAAAATTGGAGAACTTGCAGACAAGTTCGCAGCATTAAATCCACGGCAGCAAGAAACGATCCTGAAGATCGCAGGCGTTGTGGCTGCGATCGGACCTTTACTGACGATAGTCGGAAAAGCTATCAGCGTATCTGGACAGTTATCATCAGGAATCGGAAAAGTTGTCGGCAAGTTGGCGACAATGGGAACGACAGCATCAGGAGCAACAGGCGGCATGGCTGTATTAAAAGGCGCACTTACAGCGATCACATCGCCAGTCGGAATTGCAATAGCAGCAATCGCAGGGATCACAGCAGTCGTTGTGACACTGTGGAAGACGAATGAAGACTTCAGAAACAAGATCACGGAAATCTGGAACAGGATCAAGTCGGTGTTCACAGAGTTCGGGCAGCACATAACTGACAAACTCAATTCGCTGGGCTTCGATTTTGAAAACTTCGGGGAAGTGGTCAAGGCAATCTGGGAAGGCTTCTGCAATGTATTAGCACCGATCATCGAAGGAGTGTTCAATAATATTGCAATCTTCATTGAAACAACGCTGAATGTAATCACAGGCGTGTTCGACTTCTTCGTGTCATTATTCACAGGCGACTGGCAGGGATGTTGGGACGCAGTGAAAAGCATATTTGAAAGCGTGTGGAATGGGCTGAAGGAATATATCGGCAACATTCTGAACACAATCAAAGGCGTTGTTGACGCATTTCTGGGCTTGTTTGGAACGTCATGGGACGAAGTGTGGAACAGTATCAAGACAACCTTTGAAAACATCTGGAATGGCATTGTATCGTTCTTTTCTGGCATACTTGACGGAATAGTGAACACAGTCACGACAGTGTGGACAGCGATCAGCACGACAATTTCAGATGTACTGACAGGCATCTGGAACACCTTCAGCAATATATTCACGACAATCAGGGACTTTGTATCAACAGTCTTTGAAACGATCAAGAATGTGATCACAGTTGTGATCATGGCGATTGCAGAATTTTTCAGCGCAGCTTTCCAGATAATCACAGCACCATTCCGATTCATCTGGGAGAACTGCAAAGATACGATCATAACAGTATGGGATGCAATCAAAGAAAAGATAAACACAGTCATCACAGCAGTGCAGAACATCATCACGACAGTGTGGAACGCGGTCAGCAGTGTATTTTCGACAGTCTGGAATGCAATCAGCGGCGTGATCACGACAGTCTGGAACACAATCAGTACTAGAATACAGACAACATTGCAGACGATCCAAAACATCATCACGACAGTGTGGAACGCGGTCAGCAATGTATTTTCGACAGTCTGGAATGCAATCAGCACGACAGTGTCAACAATCGTGAACAACATCAAGAACACGATCACGACAGCGTTCAATGCGGTCAAGACGACTGTCAGCAACATATTCAACAGCGTGAAGTCAACAGTGTCTTCAGTCTGGAATGCAATCAGCAGCACGATCAGCAGTGTTGTGAATGGAATCAAGAACACAGTCAGCAATGTATTCAACAGTGTGAAGTCAACAGTCAGCAATGTATTCAACAGCATCAAGTCAACGGCAACATCAGTCTGGAATGCGATCAAGAATGCAATCACGACACCGATCAACGCTGCAAAGAATGCAGTGCATAATGCAATCGAAGCGATCAAGTCGAAGTTCAACTTCAGCTGGTCACTTCCGAAGCTGAAATTGCCGCACCCGAAGATCACAGGCAGCTTCAGCCTGAATCCACCTTCAGTGCCACATTTTTCGATAGATTGGTACAAGAATGGTGCGATTATGAATGATTCAATGATCTTCGGAATGAACGGAAACACGCTGCTTGCTGGTGGAGAACCAGAAACAGGCGGCGAAGCGATCCTTCCGCTGAAGCCATTCTATCAGGAATTAAACACAATGCTTGATGAAAAGCTGAAAAAGATTGAATCAGGAACAAACGTGAAAGTCGAAAACCACACATATATTGACGGCGAAGAAATTGCAAGCAAAACATACACGAAGGTGGATGAACAGCTTGTGGAAGATAAAAGGAAAGGAAGGTAAGGCAGTATGAAAGTTAATGGTATAGACGCAAGAAAATACAATGCGAAGCAGCTGACAGCCGAAGTGCTGCCGCCTTCGCTTGCTGTCGATTATGAGATCGTGACAGGCGCGATCCTTCCGACAGAATTTGAAACAGACATGGAACTGGGAAAACTGAAGCTGTGCATGTACTTCAGGGGCAAGGATAGAAACAGCCTGATCAGGAAGATGTCAGCATTTCTGGAAAACTTCACAAAGTCAAGCGTGCTGGAAGTGGATGGCTACAAAGGAAAGTTCAAGGCATACACAGCAAGCAGCGACTATTCAAAAATGAAAGTGAAAACCAGATACAAGCTGAACATCGTTCTTGAAGGCTATTTTTTTGATGATGAATTAAATCTGGAATATGACGGAATCACACAGACAACGATTGACCGACAAGGGACACGAAACGCACCAGCGATCATTGAAGTCTATGCGAAGAAGGCGTTGAAGAATTATAAAATCAGTGGATTTGAAGACGACATCATCGTGGAACAGCTGGCAGCAGGGCAGACGATCATCATTGACGGAGAAGAAGGACGCATCACGAACAATGGCGCGGACGCATTCGGAAGTGTTGACTTGTGGAAGTTCCCAGCAATCGCGCAGCAGCAAACAGCCCTGAAGTTTTCAAACACAGATGCAGTCGTTCGGATCAGGTACAAGCCTATGTGGATATAAGGAGGAAGACAGATGCAGATTTTTAATGACAAAAAGCAGCGTGTCGGAATCCTGAAGGGTTTCAAAGATCGCAAGATCGTGAAGACGCTTAATTCTGGCGACAGGGAACTGTCTTTCAAATATCCTTCGGACGGCAAGCAAGTTGACCTTCTGAAAGAAGAATACTACATCAGGACGAAAGAAGACGAATACGTCATCAGGAAAAGAAAGACAGGCACACAGTTCAACGAGTACACAGCACAGCTGAATGTCGAAGAACTTGAAGGCGCAGTCTTCCCATACGGATTTGAAAGCAAGGAACAGACGATCAGGGCATGTCTTGAATTTGCTTTTGAAGGAACAGGCTGGAAGGTCGGCACATGCCAGATCACAAAGAAAAGAACAATCAACAAAGACGAAGAAACGAATGCATGGAAAGTCCTTCAGGACTGCTTGTCAACGTATCGTGTGGAATGCAAGATCAATAGTCTGACAAAGACGATTGACATATATGAACAGATTGGAGCAGACCGCGGACGATATTTCATCGAAGGACTGAACCTGAAGAAGCTGACAGTGACTTCAGACACATATGATTTTTATACACGGCTGATCCCACTTGGTAAAGATGGAATCGGAATCGAATGGCTTGGCAAGCCGTATCTTGAAAATTATCAATACAGCAGCAAGATCAAGACATATGTGTGGAGTGATGAACGATACACAAACACGACAAGCCTGATCGAAGATGGCATCGCGAAACTGGACGAAATGTCAAAGCCGTATGTTGCCTATACAGCAGATGTGATTGATCTTGCAAGGCAATCAAAGAAATACAGCAGCGTATTTGATTTTGACATCGGCGACACTGTCTGGATGATCAGCAAGTCAACGAAGACAAAAGAGAAGCAGCGAATTGTGAAGCTGACGGAATATCCAGAAAGCCCACAAAAAAATACTGTCGAACTTTCAAACGCAACAAAGACATTCGCTGAAGTGCAGCAGGAAGCAACGGATCAGGCAAAGTCAGAAGCAATCAAGATTGCAAACAGTAGCGCGAAGAAAGTTCTTGAAGATGGCTATTACACGAAGACAGAGGTTGAAACACACATAACAGCATCGAAGGAAGAAATCGAACTGGGCGTGTCAAAGACCTACGAAACGAAAACCATTGTCGATCAGAAGATCAAGAGTGCAAACGATCTGACAGATGAAAAGTTGACAGAATACAGCACGACAGAACAGATGCAGGCTGCAATCAACCTGAAAGCGGAAGAAATTGATCTTTCAGTTTCAAAGACCTATGAAACGAAGACGACAGTCACAGAGAAGATCAAGAGTGCAAACGATCTGACAGATGAAAAGTTGACAGAGTATTCCACAACAGAAGAAATGAATGCGGCTATCAAGGTGCAGGCAGACAGCATCACGACAGAAGTTAAAAAGAAGGTCAATAGTTCGGAGTTCGGCACGAAGATCACACAGAACGCGTACAACGTGCGTGTCGCTTGGAATGGCAACAGCAAATATATACAGCTGGAAGCAGGACAGCTGGCGATCTACAACGGCGAAGTTTCAACATCACAGAAAAGGGCTGTATTTGACGAACAGGGAAATCACTTCTATCGCGATGGATATTATGTCGGAAAGATTGGAACAAACCAGTGGTCGGGGAACAACGCGCACAAAGGGCTTGTGTTCGATCTGGACTATCAGGGAAAATACATGGCATTTGCGCAGATGAAGTCACAAGGCGCAGGATCATATACAACGATGCTGTGCTTCAGCCGCGCAGGAAGCATATATGATCAGTATGGCATACACTTGGGATGTGACTTCTATGGTCATTGGTTCGACATGTACAATGTCGATCTTCACGATGTCAATATAAACGGATACGGCGTGGCAGATGGTAAAAGCATACCGATAGTGACAGAAATTCACGACAACGGAAACGGAACAGTCGGCTGGACGACATCATCAATCAGTGTCAGAGGTGGAATGATTACAGCAGTACCACAAGGGAGCGCGAATATATAATGAGCAAAGAAATCATAATTGAAGAAGATACAAAGACGGAAACAAAAGAAATGATCCTTGATCTGCCTGAAGGCGAAAGAGGGATCACAGAAGAAGAAACAGAAACAAAGGAACAGCAGATCAAAAACACGATGCTTGCGCAGATGGATTCAAAGCTGGACTTGATACTTGCATATCAGGAAGCTGCGCTGGAATAACAGGAGGATGGCACATGAAACCGATTGAACAAAGAATTGCATGCGCAAAGGGAGAGATCACAAACGCGATCGTGACAGCCAGTACAGTCCACGGACTGTCAGCGACACTGATTGAAGGTGTACTTGCTGACGCGCTGTCGGAAATCAAATCGCAGGCAAAGATCGAACTTCTGAATGTGTACAACAAGGAATTGAGTGAAGCACAGCAGGAGAACAAACAGCTGAAGGAAGAACTTGAAAAAGCGAAGGCAGCAGCAAAGAAGACATTGAAGACCGAACCTGACGCAGAGCAGGAGGAAGGGGACGACAATGGCAATGGAACTGATAACTGACATAACACTGGAACTGACAGGCGATGAACGCTTGTATATGGCATCTGCGAAGCAGGGCGACAAGCGCACACGATTCATCAGGATCGCGCTGACGAATAATGGCAAGGTATTCACGATCCCGACAGGGTACATTGCGATCGCAAATATCAAGAAGCCTGACAAACACTTCTGCTATAACGAATGCAAAGTGACGGACAACAAAGTCATGGTCGAACTGACAAATCAGGCACTTGCAGCAGCAGGAACAGCGCACTGCGACATTGAGATCAGGGACGCGCAGAACGTGTATGTGTTATCTTCACAGGCGTTCACAATCGAGATCGAAGAAACAAACAGGAATGATGCTGCGATTGAAAGCTGCAACGAGATCACGGCACTTGAAAACAAAGTGCAGCGGTACATCGACAATATAGTTCAAACAAAACAGGATATTTTGTCGGTAGAAGCTGCGATGAAGGTTGCTGAAGCTGCCAGAGCATCGGCAGAGGTTGACAGGATAAATGCTGAAGCCCGAAGAAACAAAAGTGAAAAGGACAGGGAAACAGCGGAAACGGCAAGACAACAGCAGCTTCAGATCATGCAGGAAGCGACAGGGGCGGCGAACAATGCTGCTTCTTCAGCGAATACAGCAGCAGGAAAAGCAAACACGGCAGCGGCACGCGCTGAAGAAACATACAAGTCACAGGAAGAATTGCAAAAAATGTATGAAAAGATGCTGGACATCAAGGGAGCAGTCGGAAGCACGATTGACGGCGGCACAGCGATCAGCATTGATCCGATGACTTGCGATGGCGGCACAGCATTCACAACAGAGGAATGTGAAGCAGACGCAGGCACAGTGTAGGAAGGAGGAAACACAATGGCAACATGGACAGTCAAACCGAAGAAGGACACGACAGCGAACTGGAAGGCTTCAGGACGCATCCTTGAAGTGAATGAATGGGGCGTTGAAGAAACTGCATCAGGAAAGTACATCTTGCGAATTGGAAACGGAAAAGATAAGTTTCTTGACCTTCAGCCAGTTGTTGACACAGAAAACCTTGCAAAGATTTATTCGGAGATCAGCAACTTCAACGCAAACATGCAGCAGGCGACATCAGCAGCAAACGCTGCAGCACAGTCGGCACAGCAGCAGGCAGCAGCAGCACAGGCAGGCGCGGCAGCTTGCAAGGACATCCAGAAGGGGATCAATTCAATGTCGGATTCTGCGACAGGGAAGAAGTACACAATCGGCGTTGAAGCAGGGCTTGTGTACTTGGAAGAAACAACATAACAGGAGGAAAAAGAAATGGCAAGGCTTTATGTAGCAGACAAAGAAACGCTTGACGCTGTGAAGGCTGACACAACAGGAATACTGGCACAGCTTCAGGATAAAGATGGAAAATTCAGCAATGTCAAGCGATATGGAATCAAGATCAACAAGGCTGACAGCAATCCTGACACGCGCATCACATATCTGTACGATGCAGCAGGATTCACGCCAGCGAAGATGAACTTCACAGACGGATCATTCGACTTCGGCTCATGGGGCGAAGTATTCTTCATTAAGCAGAACAGACCAGTCATGCTGAAGGCAGACAGAACAGTCGCGTATGAATTAAACCACACAGACCATTCAAAGAAGCTGGATGGCACTGCATCCGATGTCGGGGACGCATCAACGACACTGAATGCGATGTCTGAATTTCCTTTGATGTGGCTGTGTCAGTACGAAGTCGGAAACTATGAATATATCATCGTATCTGACACAAGAGTTGACAGCAACTACAACGCAGACGCATACACAAGAGAAGATGGAAGCATTGCAGATCATATGTACATGCCTATGTACGGCGGCAGCTATGACGGCGCGAAACTTCGCAGCTTGTCAGGAAAGAAACTGGACTGCAACACAAACGCACAGACAGAGATCAGCAGGGCAGCAGCAAACGGAACAGGCTGGACGATCATTTCATGGAGCAGAAGAAACCTGATCGAAAGTCTTCTGACATTGATCAGCAAGTCTGAAAACTTTCAGGCGAAGTTCGGTCAGGGCGTATGTAGCACATATGTCAATGATTCATCAAAAGACTACGGAAAAGTTGTGACAGGAACACTGGACACAAAAGGACAGTTCTTCGGATATAATGACGGAACGCATGAGGTCAAAGCGTTCTATTGCGAAAAACTATGGGGAAACCGCTGGGACAGACTTGTGGGCTATATATGCGACAACGGAACAATCAAAGTGAAGATGTCGCCGCCTTATAACCTGACAGGGAAAGACTACATAAAAGTCGGAACAGCGTGCAAGACAGAAGGATGGCAGAAAGACACATTGATGACGCGCTATGGACGATTTGTCAAATCTGTCGGCGGCAGTGCTTCGACATATCGTTGTTGTTATTACTGGATCAACGTGAAGATTGTTGCGGTCGCGCTTGTCGGTGGTAGCACCAGCGACGGCGCGAACTGCGGTGCTTGCGTCTACTTGAGCAGCGCTGCTTCGAATGCGGGTTGGGGCGTCGGCGGCTCTCCTTCTTGTGAAGAACCTTTGGCGGCATAGCCGCACAGGGGGACAGGGGGAGCAATCCCCCTTGAAGTGTAAGTAAAAAGAAAAATTAAATAATAGGGATATTGTGTGCGCCTTCCGATGCTTCTGCCTTGCGGTCGCGCTTGTCGGTGGTAACACCAACAACGGCGCGAACTGCGGTGCTTACGTCAACTTGAACAACACTGCTTCGAATGCGAATTGGAACATCGGCGGCTCTCACTCTTAACAATCATGGGACAACAACCTAATGCACACGATATTCCGCGCCACTTGGCGAAAGTTAAACCGAAGAAAGGGTTGTGCTAGTAGGGCAAAAGCCGCGAACGTGCAACAGGTGTTAAGAAGGAAACCTTTTGAATGAAGACATATAAACACATTTTTGATGGAATGCTGAAAGAAGAAAACATCAGACAATGTTTTCACGATGCAGCAAAGCGCAAGACAACGCGTCCCGAAGTTGCCAGAGTGCTGAAGGAAGAAAGGGAAGTCGGCAATGACAGACCTGATCCACAATGTCTTCAGGAACATGTGAAAGCACTTCAGAAGATACTTGAAGAAGAAACATTCAAACCGCCAGAGCATAGAAAACAACTGATCAACGAATACAGCTGCGGAAAAGTCAGGGAGATCATAAAACCTGAATATCAATATGAACAGGTTGTGCATCACTGCATCATCAAACAGCTTCAGCCGATCATCCTTCATGGACTTTATGAACACGCGCTGGGAAGCATACCGAAAAGAGGATGTCACAGCGGAAAGAAACGCGTTGAAAAGTGGATAAAAGGATATAAGGGCAAGAAGTTCTATATCCTGAAGGCAGATGTCCGACATTGCTTTGATACAGAAGACATTCGCGTCATAGAAACGAAGCTGCGGCGCGTGATTAATGATGAAAAATTCATCAGATTATGTGTCACAGTCATGGAGCATGAAGCGACAGTCAAACCGCCTGAATTTGATGATATGTGGATAAAGGACGAACAGTGGCAGGATGCAGAATTTTTGTCAGGGCTTCCACTTGGGTTCGTGACTTCACAATGGTTCACACAGCTGAATTTCAAGCCGTTCGATCACAAGGTTATTGAAGACTGGAAGGAACTGGGCGGCGTTGATCATTACATCAGATATGCAGATGACATTGTTGCATTCGGTCGAAACAAGAAGAAACTTCATAGACTGGAAGAAGCAATGCAAGACTATCTGAAGAATGAAATGCACCAGAAAATAAAATACAACTGGCAAGTATTCCGTTTTGAATATCCAGACAGGAAAGCACCGCCAGTCATAGACAAGAAGACAGGAAAAGAAAAACCGAAGACCAGAGGGCGTGCGCTGGACTTCATGGGATTTGTATTTCATTACAATCGCACAACGCTTCGCAAATCAATCCTGAAGCGTGCAACAAAGAAGGCGCACAGAATCGCAAAGAAAGAGAAAGTCAACTGGTATGATGCTTCAGCAATGCTGGCATCAATGGGCTGGTTTACACATACGGACACTTATGGCTTTTATGAAGATCATATCAAGCCATATGTCAATATAAAGCAACTGAAAAAGAAAGTCAGCAAGCATTCAAAGAAAGGAGTGAAGAACAATGATGTCAGAATGGTATCAGTCAGAAAGTATGGACAAGCCGACAGAGTGGGACACGACATCAAGCCCGACAGTGGTCTATCAGCGAAAGAGCATCGCAGAGCAGATCAGGAAGGGCATTGACGGAGAAAAAGACCGCACTGTCTATGTGTACAGCGAAAGGACTATGACACAGGAAGAATATGCAAGACTTCAGGCAGAGCTTGAAAGTCCAGCGACAAAGATGATCATGCAGTCAATGTCATCAATTGAAATGAACGTGGCAATGATGCAAGAAATGATGGAGGTATAAGCATGGCAGAAACAAGCACAGGAACAAACACAGAAACAACCGAAAAGGTACACAGTAAAAAGTTCGATTCACTGAAGAAAAAGTGGGAAATGGACTATATCACAAAAGACACACTGAAAGGCTGGGTTGCGCTGAATGAGAAGAGAGCAGGAAAGGGCATCACAGCAGAGGAATACAAGGAAATTACTGGCGAAGAGTATGAAGCCAGTGAAGAATAATGACGCAGATTGAATTGATCGACAGGCTGTGCGCCGTGAATACGCTTCTGACAGACATTGTCAGGGAACAGGCAGAAATAATGGCGCAACATGGAATCGAAGCGATACAGACGCAAGACGAAGCCACAGACAGGCTTGACGATCTATTCGGGAAGCGCAAAAGGGCAGAAGACGAAAACGATGCAATCGAAGCAGCACTTCGCAAATATATTTGACGGAGGAAAAGAAAATGACTATTGAAGTATCATTGTTACTTTCAGGCGTGTCGATTGCGTTTGCAATCTTCTTCGGAGTCAGCACACGCAACAGAAATGTGAAGAAGGACACACAGGACGAAGCCAGAGAGGATGCAACGATCCTGACCAAACTGGAAAACATTCAGAATACTATGATTGAAGTGAAGTCTGAAATGGGATCATACAGAAACGAAATGAAGGAGATCAGGGAGTATTACATCAGGGCATCAGAAAGCCTGAAGCAGCTTCACAAGCGTGTGGATAGAATTGACAAGATCATTGACGAATCACATCCACATCAGTACATCGAAGAGTAACAGGAGGAAAGCGCGTGGAGAAGTACAGCTATACAATACCAGCAAGAAGGAAGAAAAGACGCAAGAAGTCACTGACAAGCTGGATCATGGAGTTTTCAAAAAAAGTTGTGGTTGTCTGCGTGCTGCTTTACATCATCATTGAACTGTTTTCAGTAATAGCGATCTGGCACTTCGCAGACACATCGGTGCTGACCACACTGATCAGCGAAACATCTGAAGTGCTTCGCATGGGTGTGTTCGGGTACATGATAAAGGCAGGAATTGAGAACTGGCAGAAAATCAAAAAAGGAAAGCAGGAAAGTGAAAACGAGGAAGGCGGTGCGAACGGATGAAAAATGCAGCTTTAATATTAAAAACAATTTATGATAATTTGCCGATGATCCTGACAATCATTGCGATTGCGGCAGGCATCGGAATCAAGGTCAGAAACTTCCTGAAGCAGTCAAAGGAAGACCAAAAGAAGCAGCTTCAGGAACAGGCAGACAAGGTCGTGGAACTGGTAAAAGAAAGCCTTCTGTCTATCGTATCAAAGGCAGAAAAGGAATGGGGAAGCGGCACAGGAACAATCAAGAAGTCATGGGCATGGGAACAACTTCAGGCACAACAGCAGAAGTTGACGGAATACATATCAGAAGGACTGATCGACAAAGACATGGTCGATGATCTGATTGAAGCGGCAGTTGAAGAACTGAACGCTATTTTGAAAAAGAATCAGAAGGCTGCTGAAGCAGTCAAGCCGCCTGAAGAAAGGGAAGCGGCAGCGGTAGCAGCTGCGATTCAGGCGCAGAAGATACAGACGGAATAAAAAGACAGGAGGTCAAAAGGAATGCTACATGCTTACATTACATCATACGCGATCTGCTTCATGGCGACAGTAGTCATCATCATGCTATTGCTGATCGCAGGCGTTGAGATTGACAAGGAAGAAGCGAAACATCACGGCGCAGAGGTTGAGCCGCCGCCAACAGCGAAGGACTGGATCGGGTATATATTAAAAGCATTCCTGATCGCCTTCGTGGTATCATTAGCAGCCCCACTGGTATTGATATTTTATATCTTCGTGATCGGTTGCATTATCATTTCAGCATTAACAGAAGAATAACAGGAGGAAAAGAACATGGGAACATTATGCGGATGGGCTAGTATTGACGAAAGAGGAAAAGCAACAGGAGGACAGAAGGGCGATCAGACAGGTCGTGAAGTAAAGACTGGAAACTGGTATGACTTCGGTCAGACAGTCGTGCTTCGTTTCAAGGACAGAAACAAGGCGGCGAAGGCGGCGACAGCGATGAAGCAGCTGTGCGCGAATGACAATGTCGGATATTGTCAGGGACACAGAACTTCACTGTACACAGAACTTGAAAAGGTCGGCTGGAATCCGACAGCATTGAAAACACCTTGCGAAACTGATTGCAGTGCGATGATGTCGCCAGTGCTTAAATGCGCAGGAATCAGCGTGTCTAAGGATATTTACACAGGCAACATGGTCGATGCTATTATGGCGACAGGAGAGTTTGAAAAACTCACAGGAAGCAAGTACACAGGAACAGGCGACAATCTTATGACTGGCGATATTTCAGTGGCAGAAGGCAAGCACACAATCATGGCACTGGAAAACGGATGTAACGTGTCAGGCGGCAACGGATCAGGAAACGGATCAGGAAGCGGATCAGGAAATAATCCAGCTGTACCATACGGAACAGCAAAGACAGCGACATTCACTGGATATGTGAACACAGGCGCATTGAACGTCAGAAAGCAGCCTGATCCAGATGCAGACAAACTTGTGTCATATCCTTGCATTAAGCAGAACACAGAAGTCGGAGTGTGCGGAAGTGCAAAAGCACCGAACGGAGCATTGTGGTATTACATCTATATTGACGGAGCAAAGGGCAAGAAGTATGGATATGTAAACGCAAGATACATCACAGCGAAATAAGGAGGAAGCGCGATGGAATACTTCATGGGCGAAACATTCGACAAAGAAAAAAACAAGCCATACAAGAAACTGGATGCAGCAGAGAAAGCAGCAGAGAAACAGAAAGCAGCCGTATTCGATGAATCTGGCGCAGTGGTAAAAGACTTCAGGAAAAAGGAAGAAAAGCCAGCAGAGCAGCCACAGACAGCCACAGGCACAATTCAGGAGCAGCAGGCAACCAACAGCACAGATCAGACCGATCAGACCGATCAGGAGCAGAAGACCGATGCAGAAACAGATCAGACAGATCAGGAACAGCAGCAGGCAACAATGACCGACACTGTACCTGAAGGCGCGCTGGACACAGATGCAGACGGAAACGTGCCGACATACGATACTGACGGAAATCAGGTCGGAACTGCAACGCCTGAAGAAATCAAGGCGGCTGAAGAAGCTGTCACAGAAAACATTGACGGCGTGCCAGTGGTAAGAATCAAAGGAAAGATCAGAAGGGTGTTCAATGGTAGCATCAGGATCAGGAATGCGCCTTCATGGGACAATGAAGCGGTCAGAGGTGCAGCGGCATTTACAGAAAAGGAAGTCACACATGTGATGGAAGTTGACGGACAGCCGATGTACAAGACACTTGACGGATATTTCATCAGCGGCGATCCGAAGCTGGTTGAATATATCGAAGAATAATGTCGATAATTTTGGAGTAAAAGAGAAGCAAGACGGACAAATGCGCCGCCTTGCTTTTTAATTTATCCACATATTGTGTATAAGTCGGAGGATAACCACAAAATAATGATTGTACTAACAAAGCAGTACCGACTGGGGCATTGGATACAAAGGCAGCGCGGTTGCTTATGGAAAAACTGTACGAGATCAATCACGGTCGCGGACGCACAATTTTGATGGTAACACACGAC